GCTCTGGCGCACTGATCCGTAGCCGGATAAAAGCGGTTACGGGGAGCAAGAGAGCAACATCACCAATACGCTGCGAGCCATGCTTTGACCGTGCATGCCGGTCGGGAAGCGGGCTGTTCGATCTCTTTTAACGCTGCGTTCGCGATAGAACGATCCATCCTGGAGACATATCGGAAATTGGGACTCAGCCGTGTGGCTGTTTCTCATAGTACGTATGAGCTCCGTCATGAGCTGTTTCAGTGAAACTGTTTGTGGGTTTGGACTTTTCCCTCTCTGCGTTCAGTTTGGTTGAGATTGGTTAATGTTTGGGAGGATTGTTTGTGAGATGTTGTATGTACATTGTTAGCTCCCGCGAGGGAGACTCTTGTGGCATGACCTTTGGGCGTCACCACTTGGGATAAGGGTGTGAAATCCCCTAGCGTTGGTGTATATGCAATTGCTTACAGATATCAATTCCGAGTATTAATTGATAGGTGGTGGTGCTGTCACTTTAAATTCAGTACTACTTTTCTGCGTTATGTTGTAAACGTAGCGGTTTGATCGCTGGAGGATCGGTTATATTTGTAGGCTCATACCTAAGGAACCTGCCCCTGCTTGGGTAAAGTCGTCTATTCCGGGACGTTAAAAGACGGACGTCGGAAAAACTTTCAATATGGCTACAACTAACGAATATCTAACTGCGCTTTACCAGAGTCCTCTGTTTGTTGATGATAGAAATCAAAAGATTATTGATATGATTAATGATGGTGAATTATTTTTGGTTGATATAGAAAATAATAAGATAACTATTGATGAAATATTTATGGTCAATGAATGTGATAATGAAACAATTGTCAGTGGGTGTTTTCAGATGGAGGAGCAACTAGTTAGTAAGATTGGTGCAATGTTACCTATAATAGGGAATGTGGCGAAGTCGTTGTTTCCGTCACCTGGTATTAAAGATACACCACATGTAGTTTCATCTGTAGCAGGTGACTATTCAACTTGTAATTTGCCAAAGGAAGTTGCAAGTCTTGCATTGCGTGATGATGATGAAGTCTTGGATCAATCAGATTTAATGTCTAGTACTTTTGCGGAAAGTATGCGTTTATTGAGTATTCCGGAGAGAGCTAAGATACCCACACGTATTGCTGTTTTAACTTGGAATACTACTCTGGTGGGAGGTTCTTTATTAGAACAATATAGTGTTGACCCTATGCAAACATATACAACAACAGGTGTACAAGTGGATAATACTCCGTTGTCATATTTTGGTTATTTGTATAATTATTGGCGTGGTGGATTACGTTTTACGGTTGAATGTATGTCAACGAGATTTCACCAAGGTCAGTTATATGTGGCTTTTAATCCTAATTTGAGTGCTATGACTTTTAGTCAAGCAAGAAATTGCACATCTGCTACTTTGGACTTGGGGTTTAATAATAGGACTTCATTGGATATACCTTATGTTTCAAGTGCTGATTATTTGGAAGTGCGAAATCATAGTAATGTGATACCTACTATTACCCAAACTCTGGGTATTTTTAATATATTTGTACAGAACGCGCTTGCTGTTAATGGATCAGTTGCTACTAATATTGATGTAAATGTTTATATTTCGGCACTTGATGATTTTGAGTTTAAAGTGCCGAGACAAGTACCAGCTGGAGTACAATTTTATTTGAACGGATCATTTCAGATGAATGAAGAGGTTGTTAAGACAAATGTTAAGGAAACTATGCATAAGTTACCACAGCAAGGTTTAGCTGCATCGAATTTAGCGAATGCAGCGATATCGGCAAATGTTGTTACTGCTGATTCACAAAATGTTTTAACTCGAGAATATTTAATATCCGCTGCGCAATCGTTTGCAACTTCAGCGAGTATTTTTGATTCTATATCCGTTTTGGCTTTACCTTCGGCTCTTTTTCAACCAGATGTTGCTACTTTTGGTCTAAGTGATTACCATGAGTTTTTCCGAATGGACATGAAGGCTACGTTGCGTATTAATCCAACACTTTTCCACCAAGGGGCACTCATGTTAGTGTGGGTTCCTCTGGAGTTAGGATTGGCGGATGCGAACTATATTGGTCAAAACTCGTTAACTCAACTACCACATGCTATTTTAAATGTTGCTTCTGAGACGTCAGTTTCTATTGACATACCATTTTCTGCAATGTCCCGAATGTTAAGAACAGGTCAAACTAATTATGGTGTGTTAAAAGTAGTGGTGTGGAATAGGTTACAAGCTACTGCGAGTGCGTCGCAGACTCTTAATTTTTCGGTATGGTTACAAGCTCTTAATCCACATATTGCTGTTAAGAAAAAGGTTGGAGGTTTGGTAACAGGAGCTTTCCAAATGGAAGAAGTTTCTGATACCGCAAGGGAAGTTAGTACGCAACAAGTTGCCTATAAATCTGCTACACGACCGCAAAATGGTTATCTGAAGCAGGAGCATGATAATGTGTTATTCTTGCTACGGAGGCCAAATTTTGCTGGGGCTACTGCATTAGCTAACACTACTGATGCATCGTTGTTTGAGTATGGTGTTTTTTATCAAGTGCCAGCATTTATGGGAAGGGAGCATATGATTGTCTTAGCCTCATATTTGGCAGCTAACGGTGGTAATAGATTTCATGTGTCTACTGATACTGGCGTTAGTTTAAATGTTACAGGGTTTAGTACGCCCGATTGGTCAAAGGAATTAGTTCCAATCCCTACTACAACTGGTATTACCTTTTTGCATATAAATTTATCCACGACATTTAGTGGTGCAACTCAATGGTCAGTAGCGAAGGAACAACAACATGTGTTGGAGGTGCCTTATTATAGACGTTATCCAATGGTAGCTTATGCATTTGGGCAAGCAACTAGTGGAGGTTATAAAACTGGTTGGCCACAGTTGAATATTGGGTTTTCAATTGCTGCTAGCCCAAATGATCCAGATGGTTCTATTTCAACTTATCGCTCGTATTTATGGCATAGTGTAGCTGATGATTTTATGGTATATTTTCCAGTGACGCTTGGGCAGACTAGGATCCCGGGTGGATTATTTCAGATGAAAGATGTGTTTGGTTTGAAAGATATAGAAAGTTCTTTTGTTAAGGATTTAACTACGGAGGGTGTTGAAGCTAACCCTGGCCCGGAGCTTAGTAAGTTTCAGATGTTTGATGATGAACGTAAGAAGTTTGCAGAGTGTATGAGTGGTGTTAATAAGTTAACGAGTGGTGTTAATAATGCTATTGAAGCGGGGGTTTTTCAAAATTTAGAGTCGTTGTTAACATCATTGCGAAATGGCGCTAGCGCTATTGCAGATAGTTCGTTTGTCTCTATATTTTCGTATTTAGAGAAGACTTTGCGGTTTGCTTTAGATTGTATAACAAAAGTGTACTCCATCGTTAACGGAG